ACTATGCCTGCATCATTCCAACGCAGGCAACCGAACTGAACAACGGCCAATTCCACATTGATGCCAAGAGGCTATCAGATGCAATGCAGATTTTCGCAGTCGGTAGTATAACTATGAACTTCCGCACAGATAAACGCGCCTGCGTTATGAATTACAGCGACACCGAAGACAAAGGTGAACTGCAAGTTATTGTAATGCCAATCATTAAATTCTAACCCAATGACAACCCTAATCAACAAACTAACACCAGCCGCACGCGCCAAGATGGACGCGATGGATGCCGAACAAAAAGAACGCCTGACGTGGTGGCTCACGCGGAGCGAGTACGTTCACGAAACACCGTACTATGCGGTCACCAGCATCTGCATAAATTTTGGAATCCACACTGACGATTTTTATTCCCTATTCGCCATATGAAAGCCTTGACCTACTTCGCGTTCCTATTGATGACCTGCTTTATCTGCGCCATCCACACCGATGCTGGATGGTGGTACTTCACCGCCTACGCGCAAACATTCATATTTATTTATATATTTGCACGTCTAAACAAACATGATGAAAAACACAACCAAAACCAAAACCGTTAAACCCCTTATGCAACTTACTTCCGTTTACTGCGAGGCTGACACCCTCAACCTATGCCGAGCGCGATTTGGCACGATTCGCGCCGCGTTAAATTACGCTGCCAACCAAACACAAACTAAACCCTTAAATCAATGACCAACCTAAAAACTATCAACATCAAGGGCAAGCCTTATGTGGAGGTCGTGGAACGAATCAAGTACTTCCGCGAAAACTTCGCCGACCATTGCCTGACCACCGAAGTGGTGCAACTGACACCCGACTTTGTAGTGCTTAACGCAGTCATCACCGACCCAACTGGCCGCATCGTTGCGACAGGACTGGCACAGGAAGACCGCACCAGTTCAAACATCAACAAAACGTCGTACGTGGAGAATTGCGAAAGCAGTGCGTGGGGGCGTGCGCTTGGCAACTTCGGAATCGGATTGAAGGACGCTATCGCCACAGCTGATGAGATGCAGTTTGCACTCGCCAAGGAAGGTGAGCTGGAAAAACTGCGCACCGATTACTGCATCCTGATTGAAGCGTTAGACCCTGCCGAGATGGCTAGGTTATTACCGCAACCACACTGGGATGCGGCCAAGTTTGCCAAAGGAATTGAATACGTTAAATCACAACTTAAATCCAACAAAAAATGACACCCATCGAATTTATCTACACCCTTCCCGCCCATCGCCGCACATCACTGCGGCAGATGGCGGAGGAACTGAACAAGGCAGGCATCACCACCAAGCGCGGCTGTGCGTGGCGAGCATCCAGTGTTTACCTGCTATTCGGCAGGGACAACAACAAGTACCACTCAACGCCGAAGCTTCCACAGGCACACGTGACAAAAGCACTCCGCAACTTGTCACGCGCCGAATCCCTCATCCGTTCATCCCTTCAAATCCTTCAAGAAACCAATGGCTAACCTGCAACTACCCGCTAACATCAGCAAGGCTGACATAAGCGAATTTATCGAATCAGTGACCTCGCAAGTGCTTGATGGTAATATATCACCACTCAGCGTTCACGTGCGCTGTAAAGCGTTAATAAAGGCACTGGAAGGCATCATCGAAAACACGCAGGATATTGCGATTGACGAAGCCTATCACTTCAAGGGCGCATTCAGCATCGAAGGCGCGAATGTGGTGCTGAGGGAAGGACACGGAATGCCTGACTTTACGCAGGACGAATTCTGCAACGAGATGAGCGCGAAGTTGAAGCAACGTCAGGAACTGCTGAAACAGGCGTTCAGGATGAACGGCAAGGCCGTAATTGTAGACCCTGACACTGGCGAGATTGTTCCAGTGCTACCGATGAAACCCAATAAAACCACTTTAACCGTTACCTTCAAATGACACCATTAGCCTACAAATTATGGCTGGCAGGGCTAAGCCTTGCTAACCTACACGTCGAGCAAGCCAACTGCGAGTTGGTGATGCGCATCGCTATCAACCACACTGTCAGAGATTCAGCCGCAGACAAACTGCGGCTGGTCTTGGCGGAACTTGACAGCCGCCAAATCAATAAGTAAATTCACGACAAAACAAGAAATGAGTATGAACGACATTGAATTTGTATTTGAAATTGAAGACGAAGCAGGTAGCTTCGAAGTACCTATGTACTTTTCCGCACACGAATGGTTTGACGATGACAGCGGCGACATTCCAATCCCTTCCTACACCGACATCGGATTCAGCAAGCGACAAAAGGAAATCATCCACGACCTACGCAATCACGTAGGCACCGAACACGATGGCGGATTGCTGAGCGCGATGCAGAAAGCGGCTGATTGGTGGGAAAGTCACAATGCTTAATTTTACACAACTTAAACCAAACTAAACTATGAGCAATTATCAAAAAAAAGACGGTGACATCAGCGTGTTCACCAACCAATCAGCCAACGCCAACGCACCGCGATGGAAGGGCAGTCTGCTGTTGAACGGCCAAGAGTACAGCGTATCGCTGTGGGTCAAGAACGGAGCGAAGGGCGAGTTCCTTGCTGGAAGCGTCCAGCCGAAGCAGGCACCAGCACCTGACCATTTCAACTATCCACAATCTAACCCGAACAGCAGTGGCGACTTACCATTTTAACAAGTGTACTAAGATTAGCCTGCAAATTGATGGGCGTGTTTGTTCTACCGAAATGGAAGGCAACGAGCATACAGCCAGCGATTTGCTGGAAGCCTTTATTGGCTTGATGGTCGGGCAAACGTTCACCGAAAGAACCTGCTACAAAGCAATGAACAAAATTGCTGAGGAAAGGTATACGGAGGATGAATCGTAACGAATAGTTTCTATATTTGTGATAGAGTTAGCAATGTGATACCAGCGCATTGTTGACGTAAGACGAGCCGCTACCTTAGGCTTGCCCCGACAGCTGGTATCTGTCGGGGCTTTTTTTTGCAATAACCTTAAACCAATTTATATGAAACAAAACCTGATTATCAATCCTGAATTGAAGGCGCTTATACCGCCATTACTTCCCGATGAGTTGGCGCAACTAAAAGCCAACATTTTGAAGGACGGCATCCGCGAGCCTATTGTAACGTGGAACGGAACTATCGTGGATGGACACAACCGCTATGCTATTGCCGAGGAGTTTGACCTGCCATTTCAAACAAAGGCGATTGAATTTGAAAGCCTGAACGACTGCAAAGAATGGATGATATTAAACCAGTTTGGCAGAAGAAACATAAGCAACTACCAGCGCAGTGTATTGGCGTTGGAACTTGAACAGGTGTTCAGAGATAAGGCTAGGGCGAATCAAGGCACCAGAACAGACATTCCGGTGAAATCACCGGAAAGTATAAAGCCCATTGAAACGCGGCATGAACTTGGTAAAATTGCTGGCGTAGGTGACCAAACAATATCACGCGTTAAAGTCATCCAAGCCAAGGCAACGCCTGAAATTAAAACGCAACTGGAAACAGGCGAGGTAAGCATCAACCAAGCGTATCAGCAAATTAAGAAGGAGGAGAAAATTCAACAGCGCTTGCAACAAATTGAGGAAATTAAAGAAACGATAAGCAAGCAGGAAATTGAACCAGTTGAAGATATGCTGTTTGACGTGATAGCAATTGACCCGCCTTGGGCATACAATGAAACTGGAGCAAGTAGTTACGAAAATTACGACAGTGCAAGCAACCGAGGGACAGTACCATACCCAACGATGACTGTTGAACAAATAGCAAATATTGAATTGCCTGCAAATGATAAATGCGTCTTATTTCTTTGGACTACTCACGCCTTTCTGCGATCTGCTTTTGACCTTTTGGATACGTGGGGCTTTACATACAAAGCCACAATTGTTTGGGACAAAGAGAAAATGGGAATAGGCAGAACAATACGAATGCAATGTGAATTTTGCTTGCTGGCAACCAAAGGAAACCCGATTATTTTGGGAAGCAGTCAGCGCGACATTATTAGAGAGGCAAGAAGGGAGCATAGCCGTAAGCCTTTGGCATTTTATACTATGGTTGAAGAAATGACCATAGGAAACCGACTGGATTATTTTAGTAGAGAAAAAAGACAAAATTGGTATCATTATGGAGCAGAATCGAATAAGTTTTGAGGATTTTTTAATGTGGGGGCAGGAAGGTGAAAAAGAAGTTTCAAGTATGTTGGTTAAGCGCGGTAACGTTATTGTGCCTGTTTACCAGTTTGATTGCAAAACCGCGCCATTGTGTTTGACCGAAAATAAAAAATTGATACTGCCTGACCTTCAGTGTTTGAATGAAACTGGCTTTTCTTGGATTGAGGTTAAAAGAAAAAACCAATGGGTTGTTTGGGATGATTTGTATGAAACAGGATGTGATTACAGGCAGTACCTGCATTACAAAGAGTTGGCAGAAATAACCAATAAGCCATTTTATATAATTTTCAAACACGAAGAAAAAGAGCCTACTGGTTTTTTTGCTGTTGACATTAGAGAATCGGGAAGGCATTGGAATGGCCGCAAAACTTCGGGAGATGTTGTGCATCATGAAATGTTTTTTTGGCCTATAAACAAACTAAAACAATTAAAATGAGAAACGGATTTATATTTTACGAAAGCTTTCACACGGCCATAAGTTACCTACCGCCTGATGACCAACTGCGGATGTTTCACGCGATTGTCGCATACGGCATCCACCAACAAGCACCCGAACTTCCAATGCACCTGCTACCCATTTGGGCGCTCATAGTTCCGCAGATTGATGCCAATCAAGAACGCTATTTGAACGGAAAGAAGGGCGGAAGAAAACCAGTGGTTTCTAAACCCGAAACCAGTGGTTACGAACCAAATAACCAGTGGTTAGAAACTGAAGAACCTAAAGAGAAAGAGAAAGAGAAAGAGAATGTAAAAGAGAAAGTTAAAGAGAAAGGGATGGTTATTGAATTTCCTGATTTCAAAACTGAATTGCTTGCCGATGAGATTTTTTGCGAGACGTTTATGATGTCAAAGAACTGCGACCGCAAGGAATTGGAAAAGCAGGTCAACGACTTTGAAACCGACTTGACATTGAAGGACGTGGAACACGGCACGTTCAGCAAGTACAAACGACACTTTGCCAACTGGGTGGCGTACAAGAACATCACCCAAAAGCCACACTGGTCGCATACCATCAGCAGCGAAGATAGGTTTTACTTTGACGAACACGGAACACTGCCCGATGGAAGCCTTCCCTACTGAAACGATGCTGATTGCGATGATGTTCGCACAGCCAAACACGATGCCCGAGGCGGCGGCGTGGCTGGAAAACAAACCCGACTTTTTCCAAATACCGAACAACCAGCATCTGTATGAAGTGTTGATGCACCTGCGCAAGGAAGGCAGGGTCATCGACTACATCAGCGTGAGCTTGCTACTATCCAAGCACATTGCCAACCCGATGGAGTACCTTATAAGCCTTGACAGCGCGGTACTGGGAATGACTGACATCTACACGCCGATGCTGATGGCGACCGAAAGCTACCTGCTTCGCAAACTTCACGCCGTCACCAACAAAGCCACAAGCGCGATGATGAACAAGAGCGCGCATCCACTGGAAGTGCTGGATAACCTGACCATTGACGTAGAAGGCATCAACCGTTCAATGCTTGCCAAATCCAACAAGAAGATTGACAAGCTAATGGGTGAACTGCTGAAAGACCTGATTGAACGCAAGGAGGGGCGAAAGAACCTTGGCATCAGCAGTGGGTGGGGTAAACTGGATGCAGTGCTGGGGATGCTAATGCCATCAACACTGAACATCCTTGCCGCGCGACCTGCAATGGGCAAGACCGCGTTCACGGTGAACTGGGCGGTTCAGATTGCCAAGCAAGGAAAGAAGGTAGCGTTTTTTTCGTTGGAGATGAGCGCAGACGAACTGGCCGCGCGCATCCTTGCCGCAGAAACAGGCGTATCAAATGGGAACATAATGAAGAACCCGCGTGAACTGCTTGACAGCGAAGTCAAGGCGTTATTTGCCGCCAGCGACCACATTAAAGACCTGCCATTGCACATCATTGACGCAGGGATGGTGAATATAAACGTAGTGAACGCCGAGGTGGACCGCATCAAGCCTGACGTCGTGTTCATTGACTACCTGCAAATAATGACGCCGCAAAACAGCGTCCAAGCGGGCGATACCAATAAGTTTTTTGAAGACCTGACCCGCGACTTGAAAATCACATCCAAGCGACTGAACATCCCAATCGTACTGCTCAGCCAGTTAAACCGCAGTTTGGAAACCCGAACCAACAAGCGGCCAATCCTTTCGGACATCCGAAGCAGTGGCGGCATCGAGCAGAACGCGGACACGGTTACCTTTGTACACCGCGAGGCTTATTTCAATCCGCAGGCTGACCGCAAGGCGGCGGAGTTGATTGTAGCCAAGAACCGAAACGGTATGTGCGGCACTGCTGAAATGTATTTTTATGACCACCTAACGAAATTCACTGACCTTCCTATCTTCCCACCTAAATTCAAAAACGATGACCAAACGCCATTCTGAAAGCGACCTGCAACGTGCTTGCTACCGCTTATTTTGCTTGTGCAAGCCGCTTGAATATGGCTTGCTGTTTATGAACCACAACAACCCGCGCAACGCGATAAACGGCTCACTGCTCAAAACAATGGGAATGGTGGCGGGTGTCGCGGATATGACCTACCTACATCCTGATGGCGTGAAGTTCATCGAGTTTAAAGTCGATGGAGGCAAGCAATCGGAAGCGCAGAAGAACTGGCAAAAGCTGGTTGAAAGCAAAGGCTACACCTACCACATCATCCGAACCACCAAAGAATTTTGCGACCTGATGAACATTCAACTAACTGGAGTATGAAAACACCAACCTTTATCACTGAAATTGCCAATCGCATTGAAGCCATTACAGGCGTGACGTACGAAGAAATTTGCAGTTCAAATCGCAAAGCTGAAATACTGCGAGCAAGACACGCGCTGATGTGGTACCTGTATCGCCGCCATCATTACCAATACAGCCTGTCAGCCATTGGCATAATGCTAAACCGCAACCACACCAGCGTTTACCACGCCGTGCTTGTGGTGGATTGGGCGTTGCACAATAATGATTCGCGCTTCAAGTTCATACAAACAATCCAAGAACCTGAGTATATTTGCCCACAATGTGGGTGCCAACGAAATCATACACCAGCTCTACAATGACGGAGTTTTCCGACAAGTGGCGCGACAAATCGCGACAAGCGACTATGCCGCTGACCTCGAACACGAACTGGTCATCTACTGCTACGACCGACCAGAACGCGTTGAACAGCTACACGCATCAGGCGCACTCACCTTCTACATCGTGCGGGCCGCTATCAACTTATTCCGAGGCAAGACATCACCATTTCAGCGCAAGTACAGGCACAACGAAGAGCGCGTGGCTTTGGGTGAAGTTGAGCAGGTGGATGAGAAGTATAGCACAGTTCCTGACCATTTGTATCGCAAAGCGGAAGCAGAGATGGACAAGTGGGCGGCGGCTGGGAAGTATCCGTACGACAAGAACCTATTCTTGCTATGGCTTGAACTGGGCAACAAGAAGCTTATCAACCGCAACACAGGCATTCCATACAGGTCAATTTGCTACACGATTGACCTATGCAGGCAACGACTTAAATTAGCACTACAAGATGATTACAACGATTTTATTGGCGGCTTTGACAGCATTGGCGATGGAACGCTATAACGTACTGCCCAAATGGTACTACCGCATCAGCCGCTTCAAGCCTTTATCGTGCCAGTCCTGCCTTGCCTTTTGGACAGGATTTGGCTTGTCACTTTTTGACCAACCGCTGTACTTTGCGCCGTTTGTCGGCTTGGCATCTGCGGCATTGGCCATCATCATCATAAAGCTAACCGAATGAATGCAACCCTAATTAGCGAAGTACTTGCCATCAAGCCGAAACTTGAACTGTATCATTCAACCAAGTCGCTACGCCTTACACCTGCGGAGGTGAACACCTTGCAAGCGGCGGCGATTAGCCTTGGCATTCCGCGTACCGATTGGTGGTGCGCAACCTGTGCCGTTGGTCGCTTGTCGGAACTGGTGGCTCACGCCGAGCATTGTGTAAATGAAGGGCAAGTGGTATTTAATGTAAACGGCGATGCCACTACCGAAGCCTAACGACAACGAAAGCAAGAGCGACTTCATCCAGCGTTGTATGGGTGATGAGAAGGCACGTGCGGAGTTCCCTGACAACACAACCCGCTACGCTGTCTGCAACAGCCAGTACGAGCAGAAGTTTGCCGACACTTATGCCGATTACGGTCAGGGTGTACGCAACAACGCGAGGCGCGGCATAGAGCTAAACGAGCGCAATGGCAACAAATGCGCAACCCAAACTGGCAAGGTCAGAGCGCGGCAATTAGCATCAGGCGAAGGCATCAGCCTTGAAACAATCAAGCGGATGCACAGCTACCTGTCGCGCGCTGAAACGTACTACGACAATGCTGACAGCACCAGCGACTGCGGATATATCAGCTACCTGCTTTGGGGCGGGAAGGCCGCATTGGGATGGTCACGAAATAAACTGAAAGAACTTGGCAAACTTGACGAAAAATAGCAAACAGGAAGAACACGATTTGCATATGAGCAAGCTCGTGAACATTGGCGCGTTAATGACCGATATGGCCAACATATTGGACAGCCTGAACGACTGCGATGCACCTAACGCATTGCACGCGAAGGTGGCGATTTGCGAGAAGATAATCGACATAATGAACAGCGTTGATGTATGAAGAAGGTAGCCATTGGCGAGTTGAAGCCGAACCCAAACAACCCGCGCATCATCAAGGATGACAAGTTCAAGAAGCTGGTGCAGTCCATCAAAGACCTTCCCGAAATGGCCGAGGTTCGACCTATCGTGGTCAACACGGATATGGTCGTGCTGGGTGGCAATATGCGACTGAAAGCAATGCGCGAAGCTGGATGGAAGGACGTGCCGATT